ATACCCACCATCAGAGATAGTATAGAAGGTGTCACGCATTTGATCCTTATCAGTGCTGCGTTCTGCACTACCAATGGTTTCCATACCATTAAGAATCACATCAATCTTTCTACTAGTCCCATCACCATTCCTCGACATATTCCAGAAGGGTGATGTCCACTCAGGGAACTCAGTAATCATACCTCTACCGATAGCAGCTTCATGTCCATGATCAAGTTCCCTAACCTTATACTTGTCTTGCCATTCACTATAGGTTTTAATGTTTACAGTATCCAGTGGTATTCCAAGATGCTCACATAATTCTATTTCCATAACTTTCAAATCATGAACATCTCCATGCATCTCAAACTCAAACATGGGGAAAATTGTTTCATGTCTTCCTGGAACTGGATTAGGTTCTGCTCTATATGAAGTTGATAAACAGAAAAATCCGGGTGCTTCTGGGTTCTTAAGTAATTCATACTCCAACCACATCTGACCTGTTTGTGGTAGTGGCCATATATTACCACCATAATTGTATGTTGCTACTGTTTCTGGATCTTCACAAGCAGCAAGGATACTCAATCTATTTTGAGTATGGACTTCGTAAAAACCTTTAGCCAAAAAAAATGACCTTAATAGGTCAAGTGTTTTGGTATATTTTTTTGGATCAATCAGAGCAGTCATTATTTCTAGACAAAACTATTTTATTTAGACATAATTATTTTTTATCCTTGCCAAATCATGTCAGGCATTGCTGATGGTTGTTGTCTTCCAACAGTAAACATGAGGATAAAATACGCAATAAACCATATGATATTAAAGATCCATGCTTGTCTGTATAAGTATTTTCTAACACCCATAGAGATAGCAACTTTCCTTACATCTTCAGGATTCTCAGCATCACCTCTTGCTCTAAAGATCTGCTCTATTACCACTGCAACAAGTGTTCCTATAACTAATGGATAGAACACAAAGTTTGCAAAGGACATTATTGAAATTAGAAAAATCATCAGACTTGAATTACCTCCACAATCTCTGGAAATTTTTGCTGTAAATGAGATTCAATACCTTGCTTTAAAGTCATAGAACTCATAGCACAAGTAGAACATGCACCTAATAATTTTACCATTACAACAGCACCTTCTTTAAGATAATCTATTGCAACAAACTCAAGATACCCACCATCTGCCTCAATGTAGGGACGAATCTCATTGAGAACATTATTCACATTTAAATCATTTAATTCCATTACAATAAAATAGCTCCAATAATAAATGCAGAAACGAATGAAATAACATTCACTTGATAATCAGACAAATTAAATTTATCTTTGCCTTTCTTAATAAGTGCTTTATCCCATTCTACAAGTTTGTTAAAAACTTCTTTAACTTTGTTCATCTTCCTTTTCTTGAGGTAGTCCTAATGATTTATACTCTAATTGTTTTCTGAGAAATTCATTTTCATTTTTTAATCTATAAACTTCAGATTGCAAATAGTATATCATATGTTGCCTTGACTCTTCTGAATCCATCTAACAATCCGCAAAATCTTCTGCCATCTGTCCTCCTATCTCTGCTCCTTGATCCATACCTATCATCGTCGCAGCACCAGCAAGAACCCACCCAACAAAGGGAATACCAGTAAGGGTAGGACTAGCAGCAGCACCAATGCTGCCCCCGACAAGCCTTCCCGTATTCTTTCCACCACCTCTCGCTTCGATACAAGCGATGGTTTTGTCACTGAGTTTTTCTCCTCCTCTGCTTTCCAGATGAAGTGCTCCATCCATCGTATACTGTTCAACAACTTTGGTTGTATTGTTTCCCAGTCCCAGAAAGCCACCTTTCTTCTTGATGTCCCGTTCCACACGCATCACTTTAGGATCATTTGCCTTATAGTCAATTCTATATCCATTCTTACCTGCTTCTACTTTATAAGAAGTATAAGGTCCAACAGGAACATTAACTACCGGAAGGTTACTACGTCTAGCAAGCATCCCAATCATACCGATATGAGAGATACCAAAAACAGCACCTAAACCAATCCCAACCCATTTAAGTGATTTGGGATTTGATTTAAGTGCTGCACGTCTTTGTTTACGGTTCATAATATAATACGTAAAATCATGTAGTAGGGGGTTTAGGTGGAACAACAGGTGTGATTGCTATTGGAGCCTGTTCGATTCTTATGGTTTGAGCAGGTGCAGACTGAGTTGCTTTCTCAATCAACTTCTCCATGTCTGCTTTAGATACTGATCCGTTAGGACCACTACCACCACCTTCCATCTTCATCGTTCCATCACCTTTCTTAGATGCTGTCTGAATCCCGAAGCTAGCTAAAACCCCGGTAAAAACTGAAGCTATAAATGTCGGATCTATTTTCTGCTGAGGAACACCAGGTATGGCAACATAATTTAAAGTTAAAATTCCCCCACTCCATACCAACACACCAAGTCGTACGAAAGTAGACATGATTGCTGCTTGCTCATCAGCATCGGGTAGAATGGCATCTTTAAGTTTACCTAAAGCACCTTTCTTTTTCTCGTCTTTCTTTTCATCAGACTTAACTTCTTCTTCAGGCATAAGAATGAGAGTAACTCATTCTATTTAGAAAGGAGCAACCCCACCAACACCTAAACCAGCTTGTTGTGCTTCAGGTTGAGGAGAAAGATCATTAGCACCAGTAGGAAGATCTACTTCGGGAACAGCTTCTCCAAAACCTCCAGAACCTCCAAGAACTGCTTCCAGAGCTTGAGATTTAACTCCATCAATGATGGCACCGCGATTGACGTATACATATATCCCACTGCCAACAACGGCAAGAGATACAGCAGCAGACGCAACAGCAAGTACATTGATAACTTTTTGCATTTTAGATAACCTAATTCTATGTATTGTCACGCTTTTCATGACATGGTTGTTTATTTAGAAGTATTATAATATGTTTCGTAATATTTGACAAGCCCTGATGTAGTTTTAAATTTCCTACACCACTCATCAGCACATTCATATATTGCTTTATTATTATTTAAATGACCAAATTTGTTAAGAAGGATTCCCAAGGTTTCTTGTTTTAACTTCTCAGTCATATTCACTTCCCTCTCCTATATAAGTCATCGAAAAAACGTCATGATCTTTATTATTAGGATCTAACCATTCATAAAATTCTTCCGTAATTGAATATGCATCTTCCATATTAGTGGTAGATACAATCTCAATTCTTTCTAATGCCCAATCATGAGTTTGTTTAAGCGTTTGTTCTAAAGTCTCCATAGTCCTTTTTCATATATCTACCAAGAATATTGCTATTATAGTATGCTGGAGTTCCATCGTCAAGAGCCTCCATTAATACATTATTTAGAAATAATTGCTTGGTTTCTTCGTAGTTTACCTTTCCAAGGGTTTTATGAAGACTGATTATTTCTCTTCTGAAAATTGAGTGTCCAAACTTCTTAATGTCATCTTTAAGTTCTGCAGAACTTCCGTAGTAGCTTTTCCAGTCACTCTCAGACGTAACTTTGCGTTTCCCACCTCTAGGCTTTCTACGCCTATGCTGGGTAAAATATTTTCTTCCGATGTATTTCTTCCCAGTTTGTAAATTTGTAATGAGGTAGACAAAACCGAAGAAGTTGTCAATATCAGCAGAAGTAAAAGTTGAACCTTGATAGGTCCAGGGGTTTTCATAATCTGCTTCACCCACTCTGGTCTTTGTGGTGGTCTCCATCCCATGATTTTCATATCATTCTCCTTTATATAGGTTCATACCTTCATACCAATACTTAAAACTAAATGCTGACCATTGTGCATATAATGATTTATAATCGATATTATCAAAATCAATAGCTTCATCCCAATCCATATTAATTGAAGTATCTAAAAAATTATTAAATTCAGAATTAAAAGAAAATAAACTCTTAGCATATTTCCAGAAAGGTGTATTATACTTTGATCCAAACTGATAATGCCATAAAATAAAATTTTGAATTTTTCTAATATACTCCTTAATAACTCCAGATAAATGATAAAAAGATATATTGTTTATTATAGCATATGATATTACTC